AAACTTTTACAGGATGAAGAAAGATGAGTATGATCATGTACGTTTCATGGATTCTTTAAAGTCTTCCAAAGTCTTTAAAAAGGATATGCCCCATGATACTGCATATATCATGAATGTTTTGCACGACCTGTATAAGTCTGTTAATTAGAACCATTTCCAAAAATTCCCATAATTTGGAAGAAAAGGAAATACATTCTATATTTGTCCTATTAATAAACAATAACATGACATCCTTCATCTCAACATTCATTACAGTCGGTATCTGTCTGGCTATCTATGCTTACATCAAAAGAAAGTACGGTAAAGAAATTCAAGAGCTCCAAGAGCAAATTGATTCTCTTACCACTGATGTTCTAAAAGAGAAATCAAAGTCTAGAATAATGGATGATAAGCTATTTGTTGCTGATAAACAAATCATTTCTTTTAAAGAAAAATTAGAGACTCTAACTGAAATTAACAAGGATCTTGTTTCTAAGATTAGCAAAGATGAAGTAATTAAAGTTACTGTTACTGGTGAGAATAGCAGTGTTCAGATTACCGATGTTGATGGCAAAGCTCCTGTAAAAAAGAAAAGAGGTAGAAAACCAGGTTATAAAAAACCTTTCTACAAAAAGAAGTCCGGTGGTAGCCCATCGTGATTGTGTTTAAATGATATAAATGAGCAAAAAGGGAGGGTAAAACCTCCTTTTTTGTTTATATTATAGTATGGCTCTAGTCCTACTATCCCTATTTTTTATTATCTTGGGATCCTATTTTAAGGGTAGGATGGATCTAGTGATGTTTAGGGATAACAACTCTGGATGGAGAAAGAAATGGAAGTTGAGTTCAACCGGCAAATTAATCAGATATCATGGAAAAGATTGGTACTACTTTGGGTTTTATCCTACATATAAAGAGAGCTTTCCTTACAGCAGTACTGTTCTTGTTTGTTTTACTGATGATTGGCATAGGTATCAGTTTCTATTTCTTAGGTGCTTATACCTGGCTATTTCTATTCAAATGGTTGGGTTGGTTGGAGCTATCTTGTTAGCCTTCACCGTGTTTCCTGTACTATATGGTATAGGATTCTACCTTGGTTTTGAGAGATACAGAAAAATCTAGTTTATGAAACAATTACCTGTTAGTATTCTCTTTGAAATGAGAGAGGGGAAACTTGTCCCCAAATCAGAGCTGGGTAAACATTCCCTGGCTAATTATTTAAAAAATGTAGAGGAAGGTACACTTATTCAAGTGACCTATGAAGAACAAAGTACAGATGGTACTTATGCACAGATAAGTAAACTCCAAGCATGCACGAGAGAACTCTCAAAGCACTTGGGTTATACTCATGATGAGGTTAAAGACATAGTAAAGCACAAAGCTAACTTATATACTCCTGAGGGAGAACTTAAGTCGTTTGCTCAGTGCTCGAAGGAGGAGTTGAGTCTGGCAATTCAGTCTGCTCTTGATCTTGGGGAGCAGGTGGATTTTCCTCTTCTATGACAGCTCCTTTTTCAGTGTCATACTTGACAATTTTTGTCAACTTTTGATCCCTAGCTTCTTGTTCCAGACCTACAACCAGACCCATGATAGTTTCAAAGTTAAACTCATCTTCGGTTTTATCTTTACAGTTTGGGTCCATTGCTCTAGAAGTAAAGGTCTTAGGGTCAACATCACCAGGAATTTTATAATAGTTAGTTATAAAATTATTAAGACGGGCATAGAAAAAACCGCTGATTTCTAATTTAATCATAGCCTCTTTAGGTATGATTTCTATATCATGAATCTTTTGTTTTTCTTGTGTTTCTTCTGCTGGTTTGATTTCTTCTGACATAACTAAAATTATTTAAACAAAAATATGATAACTTCTGTAAACCTACAAGATGTAAAAGATAAACTTTATCTAGACCTTAAAGACACAGGTTGGGATGATAAACTTAAAAGCTTCCTACAAGGTACTGAGATGGATAAAATCTTAGAGATCCTTTTAAAAGAGGCTATGGATGGTAAGAGATTTACTCCTCCAGTAAAATATATTTTCCGAGCCCTAAAGTCATGTCATTTTAATAAGACTCGTGTTGTTATTATAGGACAGGATCCTTATCCACAGATAGATGTTGCAGATGGTCTAGCATTCTCATGCAGTAGACAAGACCGTACAGAAGTCTCTCTGCAGTATATGCAAAAGTGTATTATGGATACTGTACCTCAGGAAGATAGAGCTCCTGTTCAGTCAAATGACCTATCTAGGTGGGCTGATCAAGGTATACTACTTCTCAACACAGCGTTTACAACTTCTATAGGTAAACCAGGTACACATCAAATCCTATGGAGAAACATGATTGTCAATATTTTAGATGCATTAGTCTGGAATAGTGACCCTCTTGTTTATGTTTTTTTGGGTAAAAAGGCTCAGGAATTTTCTGATTTGATACCCGATGTGAACTACAAAATTATAACTTCGCACCCCGCTAGTGCATCATATTCTGGTACCGAGTGGGATTGCGGTGACTTATTCAACAAAGTAAACAGTTACTTAGAAAAACAATCAAAATCTAAAATCACATGGTAAGAATAGAATCGTCTTTTACCTTAGACCAACTCATGGAGTTTTCTAAGAGTACTTACGAGGCATTTAGTGTTAAAAGTAGACTTCGTAAACATGCTTATTACAGACAAGTTGCTGCCTATATTGCAGTAGAAGGAGGCTGTAAATTAAATCATATTGCAAAAGCTTTTGGTGTATCTCATCCTACCATTATTTGGTCTAGGGATAATGCAACTAGCCGCCTTATAAGCAAGGATGAAAAGTTTATGACCTACTACATAGACTTTGTAGATAAATTTAATAAACACCTAAACCAAAAAACTGCAAATGAACTTCCTACCACCATTGATGAAGGAGAGCCAGTTAACGCCTAATCAGCTTTATCTGCTCTATTGTCTTTATGTAGATGAAAAACCTTTGTATGTAAATATGTACACAGAACTGCGTGGATTAAAGGTTGCTGGGTATGTTTCTGCTGATGGTAAGATGACAGACAAAGGTGTAGAGATTGCTCAAAAGCTTCCGGTCAGTAAAAAGACTGTTAGAAAATCCAGTGTAACTATAACTGATGATTATATCACTCAGTATCTTGATTTATTTCCTAAGGGTAAACTACCTAGCGGTAAGCTGGCAAGGTCAGACCGAAAGAATATCAAGACCAACTTTGAATGGTTCTTTAAGACCTATGACTATAGTTGGGATGTGGTTATACGCGCTACAGCATTGTATGTAGATGAGTATGAGAAAAAGAACTACATGTATATGAAGACCTCTCAGTACTTCATAAGTAAGATGAATCCCGATAGAACTCGTGACTCAGAACTTGCTAATTACTGCTCTTCAGTAGTTAACAATGATTATGAAACTGATGAGAATTTCTTCTCGGAAAAGGTAGTTTAATTTATTATATTGCAGGATTATAACAAACATGGAAACACAGGTACTTTGGAAAAGTCAGAAAGAATCTTTTGCTCAATCCCTAGAATACATGAAGGGGAGAATGGATGGAAAGATTAAAAGTATTAAAACCCCGTGGTCCAAGTTTAATGATGCAACTACAGATGGTATAGAATGGAGCTCACTCACTGTTATTGGTGGACGACCCGGTGCTGGCAAAACCCTGATTAAGGATCAGATTATTAGGGAAGCTTTTGACCAGAACCAAGGTGAGTCTTTCAGAGTGCTAGAGTTTCAGTTTGAGATGCTGGCTAGAACCAGCGCTATCAGAGAATACTCAAGTGTTATAGGCAGAACCTATAAATACTTGTGTAGTGCAGATGGAAAATTATCAAATGAAGATTTGGTAAGGTGTTATGAGTACGCTAAAAAGAGAGTAGGTTACCCTATTGATGTAGTAGAAGAACCTATTACAGTAAATGAGTTTAAGGAACAGATATCTCTGTATATGAGACAGCATGCTATCCGTAATGAGGATGGTACTTTTGACTATACAAAGACCATTGTTACCCTTGACCACTCTCTTTTGCTTAAAAAAGCTCCTTTTGAGAAGGACAAGTATGATACCCTGTATAATCTAGGTGAGGCTGTAACCGAACTGAAGAGAAGGTATCCTATTGCATTTATTATTCTGAGTCAGCTTAACCGTAGTATTGACAATCCTGAAAGGAATGAGGACGGTAAGTATGGTAATTACATTCTAGAGTCTGACATCTTTGGTTCAGATGCTCTGTTACAGCATGCCGATACTCTTATTGGCCTGAACAGACCGGGTAAACAGAAGATTAGATTCTATGGCCCTGACAGATATGTAATAGAGAATGATAGAGTCCTTGTTATGCACTTCCTGAAATGTAGGAATGGTGATAACCGAATGAGTTTTTTCAAAGCAGAGTTTGAGAAAATGAAAGTAACTGAGATGGAAACACCACCTCAGCAAGAAAGAAGAATTTCTAAATAATAAGTAATATGGGTATAAGTACAAAAACAGAGTTAAGCACTAAAGAGAAGATTGCAGTACTAAGAGAAAAGCATCAGTTTATTTTTGATACTCTTGACATTCCTAATGCTTTGTTTTATCCAAAGATGGCATACAGACCACATGGAAAAGATGAGCTTTATGTAAGTTTCTTTGCTAATGAGCTAAAGAGAGAAGGAGATATCTACACTGAATTTGTAAGTAGAGATTATATGTCTGAGGATAGTAATAGGACTCTTTGGATGTGGCGTTACAACCCACACTGGGAAGAGGAATATGAAACCACGGAGCCTAATGATTTGGGCCATGTTAGATATCTAGTACCTGTAAGTGAATTGATTAAAGTCAATCTACCTAAGGAAAAGATACCTGTTGATCCATTCAAAGCATTTGGTGATGATCTCATTGATGATGTTTCTCTTAGTGATATGACTATCAGAGACTTTGCTGCTATTATGCTCGGAAGACCTTTGAGCCATAAGACATGGTTAAATAAATTAATTACAGATAAATGAGCGAAACACCTGAAGAGCTGATACTACCCACTGGGAAAGTACCGGCAGAGATTAAAAGTCCTAAGAATCTTATTATTTTTAGCAAGCCTAAAGTAGGTAAAACTACTTTGCTGGCTAGTCTTGATGATTGTCTTATTGTGGATCTTGAAGATGGTAGCGACTATGTAGATGCTATGAAGCTTAAAGCAAGATCTATTGATGATATCAAGAGAATAGGTAAGGCTATTAAGGAAGCTGGAAATCCTTACAAGTACGTTGCTATAGATACTATTACTGCTCTAGAGGAGATGTGTATTCCCTTTGCTGAGGAACTATATGCTAAGTCTTCTATGGGTAAGAATTGGTTTACTGATGGTAAGCCAAAGTATGGTAGCATCTTAAATTTGCCTAACGGTGCAGGTTACCCCTGGTTAAGGGAGGCTTTCACTAAGGTCATTGATTTTATCAAGACTTGGGCACCTCGTGTTATCCTTGTAGGGCACGTAAAGGATGTTGTATTAGAGAAGAATGGGTCAGAGTTTAATGCTCTTGATCTAGATCTTACTGGTAAATTGAAGAGAATTACAAGTTCACAGTCAGATGCAATTGGATATCTGTATCGTAAGGGTTCTAAGAACATTCTTAGTTTTAAGACCACCGATGAAATATCCTGCGGTGCAAGACCTGAACATCTTAGAAATCAAGAAATAGTATTATCAGAACTA